TCCGCGAGTTGTTCGTCTGTCGGGCGCGGGTAGTCAGGATGTTCAACCATGATTGGCATATTCTCCATGAAGCGCCTGTCTCATTCCGGCTGCGACTTTTGCAGCCGTGTTAAAGTCAGATACGTATTTCTGATTGATCCTGCCGTTTGCCTTCACGCGGACAACCCATTTATCCCGGTTCTTGTCCCACGAAACGCCTTTGACGCCTGTTCGGTTATTTGAGCGCATCCGGGCATTCCGGGCATTTCCGACTGTTCCGGCGTCACGAAGATTTTCAATTCTATTGTCGCTTCTATCGCCATTGATGTGATCTATAACATCAGGCAGATAGCCGTAGTGCATCAGATAGACTAGGCGGTGTATCCGCCAGTTTCTTCCGTTCACCATTACAGTCTTATAACCGTGCGCTGGCGATCCAGCCTCGCGCCCAATATAGTTTCTAGTCGTCAGATTGACTTTCCAGAACAGCTTGCCATCACTGTAGTCAAACAGCGCACAGGCGTATTCTTTTGTCATCTCATTGGATGGCATCAAGCTGCTCCTGCGTAGGCTCTGGATATTCTGGATGACGCCAAAACGCGATGTAGTCGCCGCGTCCATCGCTGTCGTTTTGAAGAATTATCCCGTTATCGGACAATTTTACGTCAGCAAGCGCTGGGTAAATCACGGCTATTTTTTCAGCCAGCGTCATTATGCAGCCCTCACTAATGCGCCAGTAAAGCGGCTATTAACTCCGGCGTTGCCGGATTGGCTGAATGTGCAAGTGCCAAGATAATAATATCCGTATAGCTCAACATAATCTGTTGAACCATTCAGATACACAATTACGCAGCCATTTATGTTAACGGAACCATTAGAGTTTAACGCAGCGCTTGGGTTAAGGTCTGTTAATCGTGAGTAGGTGCTTCCGTTTTTATAAACAGCAAGACACCCTTGTGTCGTGCTTGTTCCGCTACCTTTCAAATACAGAACACCGTTAATTTGATAATATCCGGCGACATTCGGCGTAAACCGATAGTTTGTTGAACTATCAAAGCAGTTAGCCGTATCGAAATCTTCAGCTTGAAGCGCAATTTTTGTCCAAGTATCTGAAGAAATCGGCGTTTGAGATGCGTTAGCGTAGGCGCTAAAAGCAGGGCCAACGCTCGCAACGCCTGTAGCCAGCATCGTCTGCGTAACAGTCCCGCTATCCGCAGACGTGATGAGATTGCCGGTTTTGGCCGGAAGCGTCAGCGTGTTCGTGCCAGCAGCCGCCGGAACGTCTAGCGTCACCTGTCCTGATGTGGAGCCTTTAAGTGCTACGGGCATACTACACCACCGTCCATGTCGAGCCTGACGGGACAGTCACCGTCACGCCGGAATTAACTGTAACAGGACCGAACGAACCAGCATTATAGTTGTTTGGAACTGTATAATCTGCAGAAATCGTCGTTGTGTTTATGAAGAAACCAGACGATGCGGAGACAACCAATGAGGAGAATGTTCCAGACGACGGAGTGTAAAGAAGATTTGCGTTAGACGTGTAGAAGTTTGTCGGAGTTCCTGACGTCGCTGCAGAGAAAACAGGATACTCAGCAGTCGCTGTCGTTGTATCATTCGAAATCGTGATTGACGCGCCGGCACCTGTCGGGCCTGTCGGGCCAGCACCGCCTGTCGGACCTGTGACAGTTGACGCGGCACCAGTAGCTCCAGTCGGGCCCGTAGGCCCTGTCCAGCCGGTCGGGCCCGTAACAGTTGACGCGGCACCAGTGGCACCCGTGGGGCCTGTGGGGCCTGTGGGGCCAGTGACTGACGGACCTGTCGCGCCTGTAGCGCCTGTCGGACCCGTAATAGAAGCGCCCGTCGCGCCGGTAGCTCCGGTCGGTCCAGTCGGGCCTTGGAACATGACCATCGTCGCAGTGACAATGGCGCAAGGAGATTGAGGCGTTGTCGGCGTCGTTCCAGCAGCAAGCGTCTGAAAGGATACTTGTGTGCTTTCAGGTTGCCACATCAATTGCAGATATTCGCCGGCGCTTATCTGCAAAACGTAATTTATGGCAAGGATTGTGTAGCCATCAATGCCGCCATGCGATGACGTAATTGAGTAACGGCTGTTTGTATCGGTTACATCAGAGCCATTCTTGCGCAGCCAAACATTAACATCATGGATCTGCGTATCCGCATTAACGGCCTGCAGAGAATATTGGATGTTATATGTGCCGGAATACGCAAACGTGATCTGGCTGCTGCTGACGATGCTGACACCGCTGCTATTCGGATCAGTCGTATTCAGCGTGATCGGATAAGCTGTCGTCGTGTTTGCAGCGGTTTGGTTTGTCGTATCGTAGAACGATCCCCAATAACCAAGAACGCCGCCGCCGCCCGTGGCACCCGTCGCGCCTGTAGGGCCCGTGGGGCCCGTAACAGACGGGCCTGTCCAGCCGGTGGGGCCTGTCGGTCCCGTGGCACCGACGCCCGTCGCGCCCGTGGGTCCAGTCGGCCCAGTCCAGCCCGTGGGGCCAGTGACCGTAGAAGCAGCGCCCGTCGCGCCGGTCGCGCCTGTCGGACCAGCAGGGCCCGGAGCGCCGTTAAGATTAACCGCCCAGCTAGAATAAGTGCCTGATCCCGTCGTCGACGTAACATTGACGACCATCGCGCCAGTGACAGAATCATACGAAATCAGCGAGCCGACCATCGTATTTGAGCTGTCATACGCGATAAGAACCTGCTGGCCGACAGTATAGGCGAGACCCGTTCCAACCGTCAGGGACTTAGACCCTGTTCCGATTGTCAAACTTGTCGAGCTTGTCGTGGCGTAAAGGTTGCCCTGCAAGCCCGTAGGGCCAGTCGCGCCCGTGGGGCCGGTAACTGACGGACCCGTGGGGCCTGTAACGGAAGGTCCGGTCCAGCCAGTGGGGCCGGTGCTGCCCGTGGGGCCCGTGGGCCCAAGGCCGCCGCCGGCTCCCGTAGCGCCCGTGGCTCCCGTGGGCCCTGCGGGGCCCGTAGCACCCTGTCCGCCCGTGGGGCCGACGCCGCCCGTGTCGCCCGTGGCTCCTGTAGCGCCCGTGGCTCCCGTAGGGCCTGTAGGGCCAGCAACTGTGGAAGCTGCGCCCGTCGCGCCCGTGGGGCCTGTGGGGCCCATATCGCCTGTAGGACCGGGAACATTAGAAGGAGCGCCCGTCGCGCCTGTCGCGCCGGTGGCTCCCGTGGGGCCGGTTGGGCCGGTTGGGCCGAAGCCTGTCGGACCTGTCGGGCCGGGATTGAGGCCAGCAATTGCTGAAGCTGTGACGCGGACAGACGTGCCCGATTGGACAGCCTCAAGCTGCTCACCGCCAGTGAGAGATGTAGCTGCGGGGAGATTTGGTATTTGCTGATTCGCCAAGATCAGATCTCCCAAACGCTATTTTTCTTAGCGCAATTCTCTGCCTGAGTTAAAAGTTGCAAATTCCACGGCACATGAAGACCGCTGACGTTTTTGCCATTAACAGGAATTATATGATCCACATGATACATGACGCCAGTCTGCATCGTTTTTGCTCTCGCTAGATCATAAAACTCCATTATTTGAGCCCTATGTATAGCAGATAACCATTTAGGTGTCGCCGATCTTCTGCTGGCGTTTAATTGATTAAGGCGGGCCCTCTCTGTGGTATGCATTGAATAATATTTCTTTTTAAAACTTTTGTTGACTATTTCTCTAGCTCTTTCAGGATTTGCCATTCTTTTATTGCGGGATTTTTCCTTATATTTTTCCGGGTTGGCGTCATAAGCCTTTTTGCAAGATTTGCGAACATATCCGCGAACCTTGTTTCTATTTTTATTCTGCCAAGCTGATGCTCTAATTCCGTGGCATTGTTTGCATTCTGAACGATATTTGCCAGTCTCTTTCCTTAAATAGAAAGAGCTTTCATCTTTTTCTTCATTGCATATACGACAAACAATCAACGTAGCGGCCCCGTCTGCGGAACTTGGTTAAAGTTATAAGGCAGACCAGCATTCGACGTAACCATTTTCGTCGTGCTTGTCAGCAAAGAACCAGCCGATAATACAGGATTAAGCTGATATGTGAAAGCCGTGGCTGTCGTAACAGTGATAGTATAGAAGCCGTTTGCAGTTGCTTCCGATAGTCCTTCGACCGTAATCTGATCACCTGTCGAAAGACCATGCGCAGATGGGCATGTAATTGTTGCAAGGCCAGCGCCATTAGAAGCAACAGACGTCAGCGGAATTGAAACATAATACGCAGAAACGGTTGTTTCATTTGTCTGCAACGGCATTACGGCATTTTGATCAAGACCCGGCTGCTCGTTAAGGTCATAACGAGTGCCGCCAATTTCCTGCGTTACGCGATTGTCATCGGATTGAGTAACTCGAGGATCTCCACCCGGAACAGGAATGCCTGTTTGAGTATTTGTCGTATTTCCTTGAGTGATCCTATAATCAGTCTCAGCCGTCCCATAATCTTGAACGCGCGGGTTCAAAATCGGCGTCGGGTCCGCCGGTAACACGATGGCGCGCAACTGATTTTGTGGCACATCATTGCATGTGTCACAAACAAGAATGCGCTTATTAATCAGAGAAGCGCCAGCCCAATCAAACTGCCATTGAAGCTGATTGTGGTTATAGAGGATCCCGCATCTATCGCAGATACCAAACGCCTGCGGATTGCGCGCGCTTACTCTGGCGCGGCCATGCGGCCTCATCTCCAATATCCACTGATTTGCGGCGAGATATATTGATTCGCCGTTTCGACGTTCTGATTGGCGGCAATCTGATAAGCTTCGTCAGCTAGTGGCTTCATGAGCGCAACCTTGTCAGGGGCCCAAATAACAGCCAATCTGTGAGCAAGACCATAAGCCATCGCTTCTAACCAAATTGGCGGTATATCGACTTGCTGAGTGCCATTCATATTGGCGTCTTGAATGCGGTTGACTTTGTAATATTTCAGGCTTGTCTGCGAACCGTCTGGGACAGGCCAGATAGTCACGGTCGGCGCGAGTAGGCGATCAAACCAAAACACAGTCGGGAAACCCTGCTGCGTTTTATTTGGATAAGACGCATATTCTGTTCGACTGATCGGCATAATGATTCGATCAATCGCCGGGGAGCCGTATTCGATATAGGCGTCAAGCATAACAACGGTGTTTGCATCGACGTTATATGTCGATGTTCCGGCGACGAGCGGAACCGTTACAAGCTCAACTTCCCAAAGATTTACACCCTGATTGCTCCAACGCGTGAACATCATGTTCGTCGAAAGACGAGCGGCGTCCATGTGCTCCTGAAGCAGCGCCGTCGGTCGAACGCCAATCAACTGATAGGCATAGATCGTAAGCTCGCCGAGCGACGGATTAAACGTGTATGTGCCGCTCGTTGACATGCGAGCCCCTTATATTAGATCGGGCCGTTGCTGGACTGCAGGACGGTCGCCGTAGCCGACCCGGAGCCGCTATTCAGAAGAACGCGGACATATCTCGGAGCGCCGGTGAAAACTCCATACTTCGCCGCAGCCGCGCCAACAAGATTCGAGTCAGAAGAACTCAACCAAGTGACGCTACCGATGGCGACAGGATCTGTCGGATCGTTCGGATCATCAAGCGTCGTCTGAACAGTGTAATTGACAGTGCCACTGACGTCGACCTGAATGCTCCATGTCGCCGGGGCCCAATCGTCGAGGCGGATCCAAGAGCTGCCAGCAACGCCGTTTGTGCCGACAGTGATGCCGGAGGCGCTTGTCGAGCCGCTTGTGACAATAGACGTCACTGTCGCGAAATCGAGCGTCGTGGCGACAGTGCTGCCGCTTGTGCCCGTCAGCGTTTCGCTGATCGATCCACCAGTGAAGCTTGTGCCCGTCACGGTAAATGTGATGCCACTGTCGTTACCGACATTGGTGATGAGAACACGTCGAGGCGTATCGAGATATGCGACGCCGCCGGTGACAAGAGATCCGTTAAGAGTTACAGCCGCCGCACCAGTCACCGTCTGACTTGTGGCAATGTTGTTGGCCGAAGCAGAAGCAAGAGGACCAACGGTCACAATAACAGGGCGCATTAGCTTTTTCCTTTCGTGCGCCCGGCTCTCGCAGCCGCAGCGTTATCAACTAAATTCGGATATGGGCGGCCAGCAGCACGAGCCCTAGCTTTCGCCATCTTAACACCTTTTGCGCTTAAAGCCTTGTGCTTTACGTCTTTAGGTGCATCTTTTTCCCAAAATGGCTTGCTCATCAGCAATCCCACTTTCTGAGAGATTTATTGATCCGACTATTCGGATCTGCGGCCTTTGCGGAGCCGGTTAATTTCTTTTTCATGCCAGTCATGCGGGCACAAAATGAAGAACGGCGCGATGCTGCTTTGTCGCTTTTCGCAGCCTGTTCTTTTGAAACAGGTGGCTTGAGATTATGACCTTCAGCCTTCGCCGATGCGCGGCCTTTGGCGTTTAATCCGCCTTCAGGATTCTTACCAGCTTTGCGCTGCCAAGCAGGGCTTTTAGCCATCTTCGCCTCCAAGAGATCGACGGGATTTACCAAAAAATCCCGTCGACTTTGTCACTGATAACTCAGTAGTGCGAAGCCTTGCCGCGCGGTGTGCCGGCCTTGGCCGACGAGAACACACCACCGCCCGACGCGCGAGCGGGCTTCTTGCCCTTCGCGGCTGTCGACATGACGGCCTTGCCGCCCTTCTTCATGCAGCTTCCGCCCTTCTTGAAGCCGTCAGTCTTGTCGTCGGCGTCCTTGATTGTCGAAGCCGGACCTTTGTAAGCACCCATTGTAGCCTCCTATTACGCAGTCAGGTTCAGAGCCTGAACATAAGTGACCGACAGAACGCCAACGCCGTTGCCGGTGTTTGTCGAAAGCATATAGATGCGAGCGTCGGTCGCGCCAACGTCGATCCACTTGCCAGTGCGCGTGGCGTCAGTGCCCGGAGACACATCAACAACGCCAACCGCTGTGCCGGTATTCGCGGCTGTAGCGGCAACGGCAAGCTCAGTCGCCGTGGCGCTTGTGCCGACGTTAAACGTCGCAGCAACGCCCGACCAAGCCGTCGTGACAAACAGCTTGATCGAAATGATCTGGCTGTTAGCCGGGATGACGATGTTGGTGGTGTAGAGGCCGGCTGTGGAGCCGTTTGTAGCCTGCGTAATAGCCGACGACTGAGTCGTCATAACTGTTCCGACGTTCTTCAACGAGCCAACTGTCGTGCCAGTTGTGTCGAGAACATTGCCGGACTTGATCGGCCCGGTAAATGTTGTTGTCATGAGATCCTCCTGCACAAGGTGTCGTCACGTCGTCTGTGCAGCGTCCGCTTGGCCGGTCGACGTAACTGATGCGCCAAGATGAATGGCGAGAACATTATTGATCCCGCCATTCAATTCACATTACGACGGGAACGATCCGAAGATCGAACGCCAGTTGTAGTAGCCGAAGCTATAGCGCTCGTAACCCTTAACCAGAAGGTTGTCGGTCACGAAATCAACCTGCATGTCTGTTTCGAACTTAACGCGCTCCATGTAGGAGAGACCGTCAATGTTCGTCAGCAGGAACCACGCCGAAGCCGAGGTCAAGAAGTCGTTGACCATGTAGCCTTCCGGCAGACCGCCGGCAGTCATCATGATCGCGTTGACGTCGTTGTCCGCTGTGCCCGGACGCAGTTCCGTCTTTGTCAGACGGATCGCGGTCGGCTCGAGAGCCGGCGGCACAACAAGACGACGGCCACGCGCGAAGACCTTCAGGCCGGCCTGATCTTTGAAGTTCGTGCGGATCGCGATCATCGCGTTCAGCAGCGTGGACTCGTTAAGATCAACGTCAACCGCAGGACGGTTCGCAACAGTGCCGCCATCAATCGGGTGGCTGGTCGAGCAAAGCGCGACACCGTCACCGCCGATGGAAGCATTATACGTCGTGGCCGTGTTGAGCACGTTCGCGCCGTAAATTTCCTTCGTCTGCTGGAACGACTCGATGAGGCCGAGGTTCGACGGCATAAACTGTGACTTATACAGGTTATCGTCGATGGCCTTGCGTGTGATCGAATAACCAAGAGCAATTTCTGTGTGCTCCTGATTATAGACGTAACGCTCGCCGGCAGCGTTATCAAACGCCGTCTGCGCACCTTCTGTCTTCAACTGGGCAAGACCCAAGAAGCGCATTTCCGCAGTGCGCTCGAGCGCCATTTTGGAATCGTGCTTCGTGAAGATCTTGTCGTATTGAGATGGGATCATCTCATACTTGCCTTCAATACCCCGCAGGCCGGGGAGGAGAAGGTCTTTAATAGCCGAGAGATTAACAGCCATTGGTCCTTACTCCTTAAATGCCGTTGAAGTTACGCGGCATGGCCCAGTTAAACTGGACAATTGCCCAGTCGTAGGCCTGACCGTTCGACAACGTGCCCTGCGAACCCGGAGGAGCATCAACAATGCTCACAACCCGGAAGGGGTTGTAAGTAGAGTATGTCGCCGTGTTGAGGGTGCTCGAGTTGAGATAGGTCGTCGACAGGCCATTGGCCGTGTTGCCCGAACCTGTGGTGAAGCCAATCGTGCCGTTGATGGCGGCAACACCGAGACCGGTGGCGTCCGTCTGAACAACAAACTTGGCGTTCGGATCATTGACGATGTAGCCTTCAACGACCTGATTAGAAGCAACGTCGCTGCCCGGCCAATAGTTCGACCAAACAGTGCGCTTCTGGGACGAAGAAAGATATTTGCAGCCGATGAAAACGCCGATGATCGGGGTGTCCTGATCAGGGCGGCTCGTCGATGTGCTGGGGGCAATAGCTACGCCGCCACCGGCGGTCGGGATGACCGGATCGCCGTAGAAAATAGCGGTCGCATTATATGCGATATTAACAGCGATCTGCTCATACGTCGGGGCAGACCCGTTACCGCTGTATTGACGGAAACCGAAAGGCGCATCTGTATTCGCCATAACGGAATCTCCTTTTTACAGGAGGCTCTGTCATCGCGCGCCGGGGCGACTATAGAACCGGGAAAAGTTAATGCTTCACGCCGGGGAAGCTCAGGCCATTTTTCAGACTTGGCGTAATTATATATTGACAAGGCATAAAAGTAAAATGGTGCCCGCTGAGAGATTCGAACTCCCGGCCTACTGATTACAAATCAGTTGCTCTACCGGCTGAGCTAAGCGGGCTGAAAGTATGACGGGCGACCAAAGCCGCCCGCCAATCCGTCAAGTCTTGCCTGACGGGATGAAGATCATTCCCTAGGCGAACCGTCCGCCTCGCGCGTTATTGCGACATTAGCCCACATGGCAGCGTCTCGAATCAGGCGAATAACATGATCCTTGTCAGCGCCTTCAGGGAGCAGGTGATCCAACATATCAGAGAATGCCGCAAAATCCGATCTAACCATATCCATAATGGATAATTGATCATCGGTTGGTTTGAGATACTGAAAAGTAGACTTATGCATCTCACTTCTCCGGTATAGGCATAGCCTCGTAGGACTTTTTGATCTGCGGACGAACGCGGGCGTCGTCGCGGGTCATCGTGCCATCCGGTGTTCCAGCGATCTGAGCTTCCTTCGCCCGAACCTGATTGCGCGCCTTGCGCTGTTCGGCCAGTCGACGCTCGTCGATGATATCTGTCGGGCACTGCATCAGGATCATGCCCTTGCGCAAGATTGTCTGGCTTTCCGTGTTATGCGGCATCATCCAAGGATGACGAACCGCAGGCACAGGCTCCCAGCCCGCGCGCAGGAGCTGGATCTGATAGGCCGGATCTTCCTGACCCATCAGCGTGTGGCGCTTCCATTCATACGTCCAGCCATCAGGGATTTCATCGAGCGGGATGTAGAAGTCATCCTGACCGTCGACGACGTCGCCAAGGTGCTCGCGGAGCTGGGCGGCGCGCTTGGCGGCTGCAGCGCGGGAATCTTCTTCGCGCATAGGCGGCCTCATCGGATTGGCTTCAGGCGGAATGCCACCATATTCGGCATCGGCAACCGTTTCCTGAACTGTTTCGCGCTTCACTTTAGCGGCGGAAGCGAACTTGCCGGGACGACGAGAGATAGTTTCCATTTTCAATCCTTAATGGCCGTAGCGGCCTTCTTTCTGCAGTAGATTCTTGTTCTTCGCATACTCTTCCGGCGTCATGCCAAGAGCGGAAGCCGTTTCAGCTTCAGCCGCCGTGAGGCGCATGACGTTCGGACGCGAAGATCCACGCGACACAGGTGCCGGAGATGGCTGAACGGCGCGCTTTGGCGCAGCAGCAGCAGACATCGGGCTTTCTGCCGACGTGCTCGTGCCTTGCTCATCTATGTTTCTGCGAATGCCAAGACGCTGCTCGATATACTGAAAGTATTCATCCGAATCAGGCGCGATGCCATCATCGATAGCGTCTTCATGAGCGCGAAACATCTTACGGACTTCGCGCTCGCTCTTCAGATGCTCTCTCGAATCACGCAGCCATGCTGCCGAACGCGGAGAAACCTGCGAGGCGAGCTGATCGACAAGGTCTCCCTGCGGCGCAGAATGCAAAGGCTCTTTCTCAGCGGCTTCAAGGCGTTCTTTCATCGCCTTTTCGCCCTTCTTCAACTCAGAAAGTTGCTGCGCATTCATGTTGAGATCCGATTGGATCTCAGCGGCGCGCGCATAATCCTGAAGATTCATCGCTTCAGCATATGCATTCTTCAGTTGCTCTTTTCTGCCCTTCACCGTCTCGATTGCGTTGACGACGAGCTGATAATCCGAGTCGGATTTCTCAACATGAGCCTTTTGAGCGCGCGTTTGAGCCTCTTGAGCACGACGTTCAGCCTCTATGCGCGCATTTTTCTCGCGCTCGAGGTTCTTTTTCAGCTCAAGAATGCCTTCTTCAGGCGAAACTTCCTGCTTTTCTTCTTTTTTTGCTGATTTTTCTACTTTTTCATCAGCAATTTCGACTTCCGGCAGCGTTTCGTCCTGATTCTTCGCGTCTTCAAGCACGACATCAATACCATTTTCATCATCAGCCATTGATTTTCTCCTTACCAAGCAGCGTCAGGCGTCGGGATGCGCATTTTCACCTGCGTATCAGATAACATTCTGCAAAGAACGCCATTCACTGTGATGCTCCAGCCATCAGACGGTCGGAAAACAAGCCAATCATGCAGCGCAAAGCTGGCATTATTGAACCATTGTCCGTTATCATCTTGGAATGCAGCCGGGCCCATGCCGACAAGCAAGCCAACCTTGCCCTGATAACGATCTTCGTCGATGGTTTTATCTGACAGATACAGGCCGCTCTTTGTTTTCTGCGGACGGATATATACCGCAACGAGCACCTGATTATTAAAGATCTCAATACCAGAGAGATCACCAAGATCCGTCAGCAGTTTTTCTTTCGGATCGACTTCGTGTTCCATAACCATAGGTGGCATATCTTTTCCCTTCCTTACCGATACTTCTCTGCGCAAATCTTATCAGCTTCATCAATAAGATCGGCTACAGCTTTGAGGCCGGCAATTCTGCCAGCCAAATGCTTATATTCTTCGATTGATTCGACGTATCCGTTAGCCATAGGCTCTAATAGTCTCTCAATCTCAATCTGAACTAATTTGCGCAGCTCGTTTTGATAAAGCTGCGTTGTCGTCAACGCCATATCCAGTCCCCTTCACTGGCCTTCCTAATGTAATAACGGGGACCGCTTCAAGGAAGGGGCGAAGCGGTCCCCTATCGCGCTAATTGCTCAACGCGAATTACTTTTTGCCTTTCGCGATGTCTGTCTTCTGCAGACGACCTTCGCCGCTGGCGGCACCGGCTTCCATGTCCTTATAGGACTTGGCGACCTTGGTGATTCGACCGCCCTCTTTGCGGGCCGGAGCATCCTTGTGCTTGCTCGCAATATCGGTCTTTTGCAGACGGCCTTCACCCGAACCAGCTCCAGCTTCCATGTCCTTGTAGGATGAAGCCGTCTTGGTGATTCGACCGCCGGCCTTGCGACCCGGAGGAAGCAGACCAGCGCCGGGCGGCATCGGAGGAGCGCCCATCGGCATAGCAGGCGCAGGAGCGCCAGCAGGCGGCATCGGCGGCATACCATCGCCGCCAACCGGCGGCATCGGGGCTTCGGCTGGATGTTTCATCGGTGTCTTATGTCCCGCGTTGATCACGATGTTGATATCGGTTTTCGCGCCTTTGCTTTTCGCTTTCTTGCCGCCCTTCAGCGCGTTAATCAAGCCGCCAGTCGCGCGCTTTGCACGTCCGCCCTTCTTGTAGTTCTGCGATTTGCCGAACTCAGTCTCATCAGACGGAAGAGTGCTGCCGCTGCCGCCCTTGGCGATATCGCCCAGAGCCGCCTTGTCGCTGCTCGAATAGGACGACGTGCGGCCCTTGCCGACTTGGCTCAGATCGCTTGTCGATTTCGGCTTGCCGACCATCTTCTCGAGCCAGCTACCGCCGCCGTCAGCGCGCTTCGCGCGACCGCCCTTTTTCATAAAGGCACCGGAAGCCATCGGCGATTCAGCGCCGGAAATGGTCTTGTCGCCATAAGGATACTGCGGATCTTCAACGCGCTTGATCGGCGCAGGACGCGGACGCGACGGCGCGGGGCGACGAGCGGGCTTCGTGGCGGCGCGAACCGGAGCAATGGCCGCATCCGAAGCCGTCATGGGCTGATCCGGCTTAATCCACGTCGAGCCATCGATGTAGCCTTTGCCGGCGAGAGCATTGGCGATATCGTCGATCCAACCGCCGCCCTCTTTCTTGATCTTGCCGCCCTTCTTGTAATGCTGGGCAGCGCCGCGCTTCGGCGACGGATCGATAGCGCCGAGCGCCTTCTTTTCCTTCACGCCGGCGTCCTTCACAGCGCCACCGCGCTTGAATCCGCCGCGCTTCAGATCCTTGCCGATGGCCGCCTTAGTGTCGCGGGCCGCATTCGACTCACCAACGCCCTTGGCGGACGGCTTCATGATCGGACGCGCGCCTGTCTTGACGCTGGCGTTCAGCGGCTTCGCAGGGGTCCAATCGCTCGAATCAGTCTTCTGGTCTTTCTCGCCGGCGAGCGAACGGGCTTTCGCCTTCATCTTCTCGCGCAAGCTCTTTGCGGAATATTCGGACATTTTAAAACTCCAGCCGGAATTATGCAGGCGTCCCTGCTCCCGCATTAGCGCGGAAGCTTGGATAATACATCAAAAGCCCGGTCAACGACAGCGCCGCCGTGCTCAAACGCCGGCAATCCCTTCAGGATCGCGGCTCGCAGCTTCGGCGTGATCTCGAGCGAGTGGACTTTCTTGTATTCGCCTTCCTCGCTTTCTTCGAACTCGTTGTCGTCTTCAGGCACCCAAGTCTTATGACCGAAAAGCTTCACTTTCGCTTCAGGATCTAACTTGCTAACCAGCTTCTGCAGACGATTAGGCAGCATGCGATCATAGTAATCACGCATGCCTTTCTGTTCGACCGCAAGCTGACCGCCGATCAGAGAGTGAACTTTATCGCCAGAGATGTATGGCTGCGTATTGTCAATCAACGGACGATCAAGAAGCTTTTGCGCAAGCTCTTTTCCGATAAACGAATGCAGCGCGTCGGGATGGACACGCTCTTGAATATCTTCAACGCCATCCTTGCCCTTCGCGAACAGCTCTTTTGTATCCGGCGAATAATGAATCTGGCTGTATGACTTATCCAGACCATAACGATCAGCTTGATCTTCGCCTGTTGTCCACGTCAGCTTCTTGTATTTGCCCTTGGCCGCTTCCATAAGAGCGCGCTTCAGCGCGAGATCTGTCCAGCCCTCTGTGCTTCCGACGTGCGGCCCTTCTGGAACATTTTCGCCATCGCGCTTGCCTTGGCCCCAATCGCTTTGCACTTCCTCAATATGCAATGCTTCTGGATTGCCTAATCCATACATGCCTCTATCAGCCATGCGCAAATGCGCAACAACATTGGGGGTGTCCCAATGCGAAGAATTGTATTCTTTAGGCGTGTTTTCTAGCGCGTTCCTGATTTCATTTTCTTTGCTGTGGGCTTCTCTTATCTTTTGCAGTCTTTCCTGCTCAAGATCTTTGTCGTCGTATTGCCAAACAGAACCATGCTCTTTTACAGCATTGATTCTATCCTGCCGCGCCATTGAAAGCTGACTTTGCAAATCCTTCCTCTGGCTCGGCAAATGCATCAACAATTCGCGATAATTATGTCCGCCCGGAAAAGTATATTGCTCGTAGTTAGGCCTCATATTTGTTTGCCGGCCACTTTTCGAATCATATCCGTAAACAGTTTCTTTGATCTGTGGGAGCTGCGCTTGTAGATGCGACGCCACATCTTGCGGATCCACGCTCTTCTGCCCAGCAAAAGCGTTTCGAGCATTTGATAGATCAAGCTCCTCCGCTTTGACATTGGGCGACCCCTTCAGCTTATTCAGGATCTGATCGATAGGAGCGCGCTGAGGTATTTTGCTGGCCGCCTCAGCCGCGGCGCTGTAAAAACCCATCGGCGTCAGATTGCGGGCTGTCTCTACCGCCGAGGCCGGCGACGATCCCGCTCCAACAATATCGAGAGCTTTATTGACAGGATCATCAACTGGACCGCCCTCAGCACGAGAAAGCGGGCGAAACATTGGGGCCGCAGCATAAGACCAGAGTATCAGACGACGCGCCTCGTCGTCGAGATCGCGGTTTCCAAGCTCGATTGGCGTAATCGCGCCGCCGAAAGCCTTGCCTGTCTTTTCCTTCGACTTAACGCGATACAGCTCACCTTTGTTGATCAACTCCATCGTCTTCGCGGCTGCGTCTTCATAGTCGGCAGGCTTTGCCCGTTCAGAAGCAACGCCGAACTTGCCGAACATTTCCTTTTCGTGGAACCACAGCGCAGCCTGAATATCAGCGACGCTAATATTCAAACCATACTTTTTCTTCAGAAGCTTCTGCGCTTCTTCGACAGTATTCTGCTGGAAGCTTCTTTCAGAATCTCCACGCGGCGCGGCCTGCGACAGCTCGCGGTTCTCCATCCAGTTCTTTGCACGGCGGCGAAGATCTGATTTCTCAGAGAACGCCGGGACGCCCTTAGATGCGGTGGAAAACTTTTTGTAGATGCCCTGCGCATAATCCTTCAGCTTGTCGGGATCATTGTAGATGTCCTCGAACTCACCGTAAGTCATGCCCTTTGTGTCGCGCCCATGCTCCCACGGAACAAGCTTGCCGCTTTTATATTTCGGCTGGCCGCCTTCAAGCGCATACGGAATGCGCTCGAACGGGAATCCATTGTTGTGCAAGAACTCTTGCTTAAATGCGTCTCTGAAGTCCTGATACTGTTTCTGCTCGTTCAACGGCGCATGGATAAAGTTGTGACCAAGTAAACGATTCCATGTGCGGCTGAACCAAAGATCGGCTGTCAGCGTCGAGTAATCGCCATGCAGGTTATTGATGAACGATCCAATCTTCGGACCAAACACCGACCAACCTGTGATCTTCTGATCCGACGCGCCTTTGACAGTGAGCTTCTCACCGTTGGGGCCGCGCATGTTCGGATCAGAATTGAGGATCTTGCGCCACTCAGACACGGTCTTCGTCTGATTGAACATGTCGCGCATCTTATCGTAGCCATTGGTTTCGATAAGATGGTGGAACTTATTCAGGTTCTGCTCAATCGCTCTTGTCTTGTCGCCGAACGTGCCGCGCAGGCTTTGCGTTGCGTCTTTGACAGAAGCGCCATTGCGGATCTTGTCGTAAAGACGCGCAGCATGCACAGAGTTGTTATAGACGTCATTGCCCTGCGACGTGATGCCAAGCAATGCATCGAACAGAAGCTCATTATCTTTGTTTGTTTTCAGCTCTGGGAAAATCTGGTGATAGACATTCTTCGCCTTCTTCAGCGCAGTGTCATACCAACCAATCGCCGACTTAGATGAATTATCGACGTGATATTTAACTTCCTTCGCGATGTCATTGGCGATGAGCTTTTTCGCTTCGTCGCTGTAATCGCCGGGCTCAATCTGACCCTTTTGTGCAGCTCTATTCTGCAGAGCATACAGAACGTCATCGACTGTTGATTTGCCGTGCGCGCCTGTCGGACGAATGTCGAGCTGTTCTTCGCCTGTCATAAGGGGAACCGTTGTGCGGTCCCCCTTAGATGTCGGCAGTAACGATTGACGAACCTTGTCGGTTTCGTCGTCCGTTAATCCATATGCTTCTTGAAGGCGCTCTGGTGAGAGCCTGTATCCCTCTCCTGCGACTGCTTTGGCGAATGGCGCAAGAACGTGATCGACGACCCTTCCGAATAAATCGGGTGATCTGCCGGTGCCTTCTTGAACCCCTTCGCCTCCGCTATGGCCTCCAAAGAGTCCAGAGAGGTAGTCCTGTGCATCGATAAGCGAGCCTTCCGTGCGGGCATGATATCTTTCCTTCAGTTTATTCGAATCAGCAATGCGCCCGACCTTGTCGAGGAAGTCAGGATACTCCTCATCGTCGCCGAAGTGAAGAAATTTCGCAGCCTTTCCGTCTTTTGTTACCGTAAAATCTAGCCCCTCTTTGTCGGCTGATTTCATAATATTATCAATATCTTCGGACGAAAGCTTGCGTCCATGCCCGACCAGTGCGGCAAGGGTGCCTTCCTGAATATTGGGGTTGTGCGACGTTCTGACGGTCTGATCCTGCTGGAAACCAAAGCCCAGCAAGTTGCCAATCTTCTGTGCGTGTTCCGGCTGCATATCGGGATGATCGATATAGAACGACGGCTCCAGCTCGCCACGGAAAGATCCGACAGTCGGCGTGATTTTTAGCTTCGCAGGATCAAGGCCAACATGGTCGCGGAAGAGATCCTTGAAGCCTTTGCTTTTCATGATGGCGGCTGTGCTATCGGTTAGCCGATCCATGCGCGGATTATTGAGAACAGGATGCTGAACAGGCGGCGGCAACTTCATGCCGCCAATATCTGGCGTCGCATAAGAAAATTCTGTGTGCGACGAAGGCTCTTCGCCACGCTCACCGACGCCCGTATATTCGGGCTCATCGTATCTGACGCCATGCTCTGGCGTGATGGCGGGGCCGTAGCCTTTGCCGGGGCGCGGCGAAACAATGGTGCCCGGCAGATTTTCACGCGCAAATGTCTCAGCCAGCTTAGAAGACTGCACACGGCCCTCAAACGGGCTCACAGGCGGCCTCGGGGCGACCGGGCCGGGGATAGCAGCACCTTCTTCAGGAATCGAACGTGCGACGTTTAATGCGCCGCCAATCGGCTCTTCGGGCATACCACCGGCGGCCATCACCTGACGACCAACGTCGGGCAGATAATGCGTCGGATAGTCGTCTTCGAGGACATGACCGCCTCGCGCCATCGCCTTGGCCGTGGCAAGCGGCGAGCTGACCCGAAACGATGACGTCTGATCTTTCAGATGATCATTGATGATGTCGAGAGCGCGATCAATGATGCTGCCCATTATTCAGTCTCCTGCTGGCCCTGAGCCTGCTGCAATGTTCTCGCAAGCTCTAACGCCTGCTGGCTTTGACGATCTGCATCACGATGCATCGAATCTGTTTCGCGATCCATGCGGCGATGATGCGCATCAAGCATGCGATCAGCTTCGCGATGTTCTGAATCCTCGCGCAGCTTGTGGATATCGACGCCCATCTTCAGCGCTTTCAGATCGCTGTCCTGACGGCGTGTGTGCGCGTCCATCATCTTTGCCTCTGCGTCGACGCTGCGATATTCGTCGCCGCCTTCGCCGCCGGTCTTCGCCTGCGCTTCCATCATCTTTGCCTCGGCAAGAAGACGGCGCGTCTCTGCGTCCATCATCTTCGTCTGGCCTTCGACTTGCGCTTCCTGCACCGAAGCATTGGCGACCAAGCTCTTCGCGTCCGCTTCCTGTTTGAGGATCTTGATCTCCTCCATGACCTTTTGCATTTCAGGCGGGATCTGCGCGCGCTTCTCTTGCGGTACAATGAACTGCTCGGGATTGCTCCAGCCCATCGCCTTCATGCAAACGATGTCAATCTTTTCGCTGTCGAACATGCCGGGATTAGAAGCCTGCAATTGCTTCAGGCCCATCACCTTCATCAGGCGCTGCGTCTGCGATGCGGTGTTTGGATCAGCCTGCGGGACGATGTCGTAATCGTCGAGAGCTTCAATGAACTGCTGTTCATCCCAGCGGCGCGTCGGCTTGCTGTTCTTGCCCCAGAAGCTCTCGGGATGTTCGCGGAAGCAACGCACCAGAAGCTGGAACTCCTGAGCCTGCGCAACGTGCATGCGCTTATGCACAGCGTTCAGGATCTTCGTCGCCTGATCGATCAACGCGAGCGTTGTGCCGACAGGCGCATCGGCTCGGCCTTCACCAACCTGCAGCTCGCTTGTCGTGCCGACGCGCTGGCCTGTCTCGACCATGTTCTGCACAAGGTTCATCAGCGCCATGCCGGGCTCTTTGTAGGGCAACGGCATGACAGCCTGATTGATCGGCATGCCGCCAGTCTTTACGAGCGCACCACCACCGGGCGGCACACGGAATATATTTGTGTTCTGCCGCGCACCTGTGTCCGCCATGAGGAAGCCGGGGAAGTTCGCATACATGCCGGCGTCCAGCATTTCGCGCCACGCGGCAGTAACCGCATTTGTGGTATTACCCAGAATATGAAGTAGACCGATATCGTAAAAACCCATACCGGGAACAAACTGATATTTGACAAAATTGACGCGAGCCTCTGGCAGCTCGTCGCCCTCTTCACCTGTGGGCTCATCGTAGTTCCTCACGATTGAGAGGATTTCCCTTGAGCTTTTGTCGATTGTTACACGATACGGGATCTCGAGCCCCGTTATCTTACCTTTGTATTTATGTTCGAAGCCGCGAATGTCTAACTCGCAATAAACTTCATAGATCTCGCGATCACGGTCATCAGGATTGCGCGCCTCGACAGCAATGCCTTGCTGATCTGCCTTCTCGCGCTTTACAGCGTCTGCTTCTTCGAAGCTCGGCGTTCCGAGATCAACGTCGCGATATACTCCAAGGATCTGAAGCCGCTTGACGGTTGATGGCTTGAGGTTGACGCGATGCGTAATCCTTTTAGCCGTGCTGAGATCGGTTGCCGCGTTATTGACGATGAGATCATCAGCATCAACAGATTCGGAAACCGGGCGTCCTCTAAGCGGACAGAAATAGACTTTCTTGAAAGCCGTTCCGCCAAAGCCCAGCATGAGAAGCATTCGATCCGTGTCAGGGTAATACTCCTTCGCGACAGCCGTCAGATAATGATTGAGATCCGCCTCAAGCGCATTGGCGCGCTCGTCTTCTTCAATCGTCGTGCCATCAGCTTCGCTGCGCACCTTCACAGGACCGTCAGTCGGCAACAGCTCGCTGCGCGCATTAGCCTGAAAGCGCAACACCGCCTCAAGCAGAAGCGGATGGCGCACCTTCGACATGCCTTCGACCGGAGCGCCGTCAGACGCGCCCTGCAGGCCGGGAATCTCGATCTTCAAGCCAAGCAGCTTGATGCCCTGCGCGCGATCTTCGATCCAATCCTGACGGCTTGTCAGATCGTCTTCGATGCCGCGCAGCAAGTCATCGGCAATCATGCCAAGATCGCTGCCGTCGATGTCTTCAACAAGATTGTCGAACCAGCCCGGAGGGTTCTCGCCTTCGGCGCGCTCCACAGGATTGCCGTCGAGCGAAACGCTCACCGAGCCATCATCGTGCTCGATGCGCAGGATGTTTCCCTTGTCGTCGGTCTCTGGCTTGTCGTGACCCTGTTCGATCTCAACAAGGATATCCTCGAGACCGCCAAGCCCGGCACCGGGCTCCTCCTGCTGCTGGCGAAGAGACGGTGTAAGGCCGGGCGTCAATGGCATGATCAGTCTTCCTTGTCCTCATCGAGGAGGCGTGAAATTTCGTCTACGAAACGCTCGAGGCCTTCGCGCGCAGCCATATTATCATCTTTGGCTTGGATCTCATAGACGCGCACATAGTCGTGGGGCTCCTTGCCCCAGACGGTGACGCTAAATTTTCCAAGGCCCTGACCGTGGGCCGGCGGCGCGTCGATCACGTCGACGACAGCATTTGCATAGATCATCTTGATTCCAATTAAACGGGATAGAGCGGCTGCGGGCCAGCGCCTTCATGCATTCTACTCTCGTCGAGACTGGACGTCCATTCTGCGCCGCGCACAAGGATGCCGATCTCGCGCAGATGCTTCAACGCCATCGATGTGGTGTCGACCAGATCGTCATGCTTGCCGCGCGGGAACTGCGCCGCTTGATTGATGACCATCTCGGCCCAAGGCCGATTGGCGGGCGCGTAGATCAGGCCCTCGGCGAATAGATGCTGAATCGAATAAAGCCGGGCCAGCTTGTCGAAACCCTTCGGGTCGATCAGTTGCACGGCGAACTCGTCATAGCCATAAACGCGGCGGATTTCCTGCGCGACAGACAGGCCGCTGGCTTTGCCTTCGACGAGAAGCTTCTCGACGCCATAGGCGTCCATCGTCTCCTGCACCTTGTCGATCAGCTCGTGCAGCTCGAGGCGCTCTGCCCACGCATACATGAGCATGCAGCGCGGGTGCTCTTCCTTGTATTGGCGGTTCAAGATCGCCATCTGGCCGTCTTTGTCCAGCGCTCGGGTGACGACGGCTGTTTGGTCGCCGCCCTTCCAGACGCCCCAGACAGTCATCGCGCTCGGGTCGTTCTCGGCTTTGGTCGTATAGGCGGTGTCGATTGAGGCTATGACGTAGTCGAAGGGCGGGTATGACGGTTGATCCCAGCGGATCCACCAGTCGCGCTTAATGACGCCGCCGCCTCGAGGCTCTGGGGACTGTTGGAACTGCCCGGCGACCGCATACGGTCCCATAGCGTTCTCATCCCTATCGACGACAATCTCGGGAAAACGAGACGGAAAAAGAAGCTGGCCCTCTTCGGTTCGGGGATCCTCGAGGCCGAGCATTGTCTCATGTGCGCGCCCCGGTTCGTAGCGCATCGGAAGCATAATATGGTCATAGCCGAGCCCCTTACTCAGGATGACGCCTGACACGTCCTCTTCGTGCAGGCGCTGCATGATGACGACGATGGCTGATTCGAGCGGCTTATTCAGACGCGTCGGCACGGCCTCGAGAAACCATTCAATCGTGCTCGCGCGCTGCTGATCAGAGTTCGCACCTTCAACGCTGTGCGGGTCGTCGATGATGACGCGGTCGCCGCGCGCGCCAGTGATGGAGCCGGCGGCCACAGCCTGCCGGAAGCCGGTCGAGGTCAGTTCGAACTTGGTCTTCTGGTTCTGATCTTTGGTGATCTGGACGATGTCGCCCCATCGTGATTGGTAAAATTCTGACTCAATAAGCCTGCGCATTTTTGTCGAATCGCGAATTGCAAGATCCATCGAATGCGACGCGCAAAGATATCGCATGTGCGGCATGTTGCGCGGACCCCACTCCCATGCCGGCCAGAAGACGTTTGTCAACAAAGATTTCATCATGCCCGGTGGGACGTTGATCAACAGGCGATTATATTTTGTTCCGTCGTCGAACTCGACGCCATATGTAATTGCCTCAAGATGCTCGCAGATCATATCGACGTGCCAGTTATGAACGTAATCTGCACCGGGCTCGACGATGTGCCATGCCTGCCGAATAAACTCGGCGAGACTTGCCTCGCATTCGTCGCGGCTGATATCGATCAGCGTCTGACGCGCGTCGATCTTCTTGCCGAACAATTCGACGATCAATGCGCCGTCCCCTCAATCCATGCGGTCATATTATTTCTCTTCGCGATGTCGACTGACTTTCGTATCGCGTCAGTGAACATCTGAAACTCATCCTGCACATCTGCTTCTTGCGAGACCATCGAGCACAGCATGCAAGCTGATGCAGACGCCAATATCTGCATGGCGACATGCGCGTCGTCTGTGCTGCTTAAAACTAACATGATGCCTTTTACGCCATCAACGAGAACGCGCATCTCTTCGCTGATCTCGCAATCATTGTCGTTCATTTGTCGTCCGCCACAGCCATGAGCGCCGCCTTCAGCGCTTCACGCTGTTCTGCGTCGAGAGCCTTTGTATCGATCCGGGCTACAGTTTCTGTCTTGATCGCGCCACCGTCCGCGCCGGTGACTTCCGTGATGCGTCTCTCTGCATAGTCATCACGGAAACGCGACAGCGCAGACCGATACCATAGGTTCGAATTAAACTCCTTGTTTCGCATGTTCAGACGCGCCTCGCGCTCGAACCATGCTTGCTCGAGGATCTTCGCCCGCGCGAGAGCTGTGGAAAATTCTTCATGCTGATCGCGCCAATCAAACAGCGTCGTCCGGTCGATTCCGAACTCCGCAGCGTATTCAGCCATGCTTGCGCCCTCTGAAGCCATCTCGATGACGCGCTCACAATACTCCGGCTTATACTTGCTCGGGCGGCCCACAGGGCGCTTTTTGGGGGCTTCTTCGGCCATCAGAAATCATCCTCACTGATCAACTTGCGCATCTCTTTTATCCTGTTGCGCAGTTCATCCGATTGTCGGCGCAGATCGTTTGCAACATCCTCGAGGATATTGAGTTGTGTCTTTACATATTCAACGGGCATTATCTTCTGCAGATTTATATGCCTGTTGGCTTCTTGATCATCCTCGATGTAAACGTCTTGGCCTTCCAGCCAAGCCTTTTCATTTTTCCCGAGCGGTCTATCGAACGTCATCTCAATTACAATTCTCTGGCTGGGTTACGGTGCAGTGAAAGATATACTTAGCGGGGGTGCATCCTGCTAGGACCGCGAAGCCCAAAAGGAGGAAACTATAGGTTGCGGCCATAGCCAGCGCCCGCAAAGTAATTTCTTTCATAGCTCACACTCCCGTTAGTTGGTCGGGACATGATAACACATCCCGACCCTTTTGTTACTTATTCAAAATCGCTGTCGTCGTTTTCGTCGACCGCAGACGCTGCTCGATCCATCGCTGCTGCCGAGCTACTGCGTTGCTCGGAGAGCAAGGCAGCTTTTCCCAAGGGGGTGTCAGCCAGCATCCCCAAAGCATCCATGTAAACTGAAAGTAGAGCCTGCTCCTCTGCTCTCTTTGAAGCATCCTTCTTGCGAAGAGCCAGAACCTTTTTAATGATTTTAGGATCGAAGCCATTGGCCTTCGCCTCGGAGAATACGGACTTGACGTCATCGGCGAGGGCCGTGCGTTCTTCTTCAAGTTTTTCGATTCGCTCAACAAGAGCCTTGAGCTGGTTGTTTGACGACATTGTCTAATCCTTCTTCCAGTTGTCTACATATGTGTTCAGCAGCCGCGCGGCAGTAATCGCACGGCTCTTCACATGTTCCTGTTGATATTTGAGGGACCATTTGCCCGGATATATCAATAGAGACATTGAAGCCGCAGATCGCGGCTGAAATTATTTTCAATTTTTTTTCGTCCATGTCAATTTTCCGCTTGTAGAGTGAAGAAACTTCATATATGGTGATTCTATTGATTGAGATTGAACTGGAGACTGACCATGAACAACACCGCCGCTCTCGCCGACGCCTACGCCGCTCTCAAGCACGAGGAAGCCTCCATAAAGGCTCGCCTCGAAACGCTCAAGGGCGAAATCGTCTCCTACGGCGAGAAGGAACTCGTCGGCGACACTTGCATCGTGGCGCTGGTCGAGAAGAAGGGCGCTTCGACGCTCGACAAGGATGCCGCGATGGCGCTGTTGCGCCAGCTCGGCGCTTCTGACGAACAGATCGCCAGCCTGACGAAGATCGGCAAGCCGTCGACGTCACTGCTGATCAAGCCAAAGCTGTCGCTGGCAATTTAAAAAAAGGGGCTACGGCCCCTTTCTTTTCCGCTTGACGTATGAAGAAACTTCATGCTATAAAAAATCATCAACTGATGGAGATCGATATGTCCAATACGCATCACGCCGATTACGAGCAGACGGGCGGCTCCCATGTTTTTGATTACTACACTTGGAAATGGCTGATCCATTGGCAGAAGGTTGGTGTCTGGGGAGAAGGCAATCTCATTGATTGGGGCTCCACCTTCTGGTGCAAAGACGGCTATTACGAGCAATAAGGTCGAAACGGGCTAAGGCCCGTCTGTCCGTGATGCGGGCACTGATGAGACCGATGGAGATTGATATGATCAAGGTTCGCAAAAACTCGAAGATCAAAGTGTGGAACATCTATGCGTTCGATGGCGAGAACCTCGGCACATATTCGTTTCATACGCAGGAGGTGAAGGCTTACTTTCCCGGCTGCACGATCAAGGGCAACAACGTCTATTTGCCCTAATAGGTCGAAACGCTCTTCGGAGCGTCTGACGGTCAGGCCGTCACTGATGAGACCAAGGAGAATTGATATGCGCTCTATTGCTGTTATCGCTCGCGAGATCCGCGCTGATTGGAAGAAGCCTTACTTTGGCGCTGTGCCGTATCTCGATGCAATGTGCGAGCTTAATTCAATCAACGACAACTATTACTATGATAGCGGCGAATCAGTCGTTCGTTATTTTCTTGCCAACGCCAATACATGGCGCGGCGAGAAGGCTCGCGCTGTTAAAGCTGAACTCAAAAAGATTTTGGGAGAGTGATATGAGCGAAGATAAAAAATATACAGCATTCGTTCGCGCAGGCGGAACTTGCTCTTGGTATTGCGCCGAAGGAAAAACAGAGGCAGCGACGAAAGCTGTTCAGCAATACAAGCGCGACTTTAAACACGTCTTCAAAATCAAGAAAGGCGTCGAATACAAGGTCGTCGTGTTCGACACGACCGGCATTGAAGAATGGGTCACAGATGACGATGGTTTTCTTCATCCATTTTACAATGGCGTCGCAAGCGATCCGATCAAAGATTATGAGATTGTAAAAGTATATGCTTAAACGATGGGGCTACGGCCCCATCTAACACCGGAGATTGATATGCTCGAGATCATCAAGCCAATACCCGACAGTCCTCTGCATAATGAAAGTGATGGCTCTTTGAAGCAACTGATCAGCTATTTTAGACAAGACATGCAGATCAGGCCGAACGCTGTCATCATCGAGCATCATGCAAACAAGATCGATGAAATATACAAGGTGCTCGGATATCGCTGCGCACTTGAATACATCAAACAGTATGGAGATTGATATGTCAGCTTTCATCGTCAACAATAACACGATCCACCGCTGCTTGATGGGCTTGTGCTACGCCAAGCTATCATTCGAATACAATAAAGAGCTAGGGCAAAAGCTTCTCGAGCTTAACGCAAGAGCTGTTGCGCAGAGATACGAAGAACCGGAAGAGAAAGTCGTGTTTAAAGGCAGCAAGTTTCCTGTGTCGCCGATTGGCGCAGTAAAGGCGCTTCACTGCCTGCGTTATCAGTGCAGCGAGGGTGATGTCCCGCAGGATCCTCTGTTCAAGAAGATCTCCCGTGCCATCGAGATCCTGTCCGAAGACATTGTCTGCAATCTGCCTCAGTGGAACGAGGAGCCGTGGGACGGCTGATTAATCTCCATTTGACATGTGAAGAAACTTCATATACAGTCCGAATCATCAACTGATGGAGATTGACATGTCTAACGTAAAAAATGCTCCCGAAGGCCGCTACTTTGTCGAGAACGGCTGGTCCGACGCCAATCCGTGGGTGGTGGTCGCCGCCAGCGCCTCTGGCATGACCTTGACCGTCGTTCCGGTTGAGGTCGAGAAGGATCCCGAATTTAAACCGAACTTCATCGTTGGCGGCTTTTCCGGTCATTGCGACAACCAGCACGAACAGACGTGGCTTTATGCCGGAAAATGCCCCATGCGCAAAAAGACTATCCGCCTCGGCAAAAAAGGCTGGGCCAGCGGCACGTTTAAAGAAACGCCCAAAGGTCCGTATCGCTTCTACGATTATAACTTCTAGTCGAGGGGCTACGGCCCCTCACCTTCCTCTCAAACTTATGGAGATCGATATGGGAACTCGCGCTGTTTACACCTTCAACGACGGTGATGATCGCTTTCACGTTTACAAGCACTGGGACGGCTACCCGTCAGGCGCTGCGCTCTTCTTCATGAAGGCCATCCCCTATGCATGGGGCGGCACACGCTTTGAGGCCTGCGACTTTGCCGCTGCATTTATTGCCGGCAACAAGCACGAAGGAGGCGGCGACGTCTATTTCACCAAGGGCCCCAACCATCACGGCGACCTCGAGTATGTGTATGAGCTCTACCAGAACAAGCTGGGCGGCTTGATGGTCAAGGCCTATCACGTCGACTGGGATGGCGAGACAGACAAGACCAGCAAGAAGCGGTTCTTCAATGGTTCTCTGGTCAGCTTCGTCATGGAGCATGGCGACGAAGAAGCCAAACAAAGGGCCGACGAGCACTGGAATCTGAGCCCCAAAGCTGCGGCGTAAAAAAAAGGGCCTTCGGGCCCTTTTTCTTATTAATCCCCATTTGACATGTGAAGAAACTTCCCATACCTTACGAATCACTGATTGAGATGGAGATTGAGATGAACGATCAACCCTACTTCGAAAAGATCGTTTCTGGAACGGTTTCATACTGCAACAAGGTTGCGGCTGAATATCGTGGCCGTGGATACGTTCTCGTCAACCAAAAGCTCTGGGCTGACGGCAAATACACTTATGTTCTTCGCAAAGCCAAGTAATGGAGATCGATATGCAGGACAACGCCAACACCATCAAGGTTTCTTACCCGGAAGCTTTCATCACGGTGAAAGAAGACAAGCGCCGCGATTGGTCGGAAATCGCTGTCTATGTCGATCCCGTTCTGCCGGGTGCCGGCAAGATCTGCGCTTCAATCATCACGCATCCTTGCAAGGGCGCAAAATGGTTCGTGCATGATCGTGACACGGGATGCCGTGGAGTTCCCTTCAAAACCAAAAAGCTTGCTCTGTGGGCTGCTATTGAAGCAGCCAAAGACATCGAAGCTTACAAGCATCACGCAAAGTAATGGAGATTGATATGACCAACCCAAACCCCGACTTCATCGTTCACGCTGGCGAGTGGGCCACCATGTGGGGCTTCGAACCGAAAACAGAAGCCGCTTTAGATTTTATTAACGAACTTGGCATAGAAGATTGGCAGTGGATGGGCACGATCTTCTACACCGATCATCGTCCTGCGCGCGATCTTGCGCGTTACATGGTCGGCGAAGGCTTCGTCGTTATGCATCCCGAATACGGTTACTTTGGAGGTTGATATGGATCAGTCGCGTCCCTTTATTCTTGCGTCCACTGAGCCTTGCTACGAGGCTAATCCGACGCTGTGGCACTTATACTGCGCATTGACTGGCAGAATTATTGGACAGCCCAGCGCATTATGGACTGAGCAAGACGTTGTCATCGCAATACTAGCAAGAGGACTAAATCCAAATGACGCCAGAAAAAATGATTCAGGTAATGAACAATCAGGGTCTGTCAAATCAGGATATCGCTTCGATATCCGGCGTGACATATCGACAGGTAATGTCATGGCGGTCAGGGAAGCATCCAGTTCCAATGATGCTGTCGTTTTTGTTGTTGGCGCTTGATGAAGGACAGTTAAGCGCAGACTGGCTTGTAAATGCGTTACAGAACGAACTACAGGAGAAAATGTGATGTTAAATTGCAGAAAAACAGGATGGGCTGTTGCATGGGGAAAAAGACATTTTGTTCACGCACACGTCGAAAACTCTCATGTCTTTCCATATTCACCACCAATATTTCAGAGGAAACAGGATGCACAATTCTTTCTCGATCTAACACTAGAATCATATAAACGAACAGGATGGTTCAGGGAAAAAGACGCCGATAAAATGAAGTTGGTAAGAGTAAAATTTTCAGTCGATCTTGTATAACATAAACGGCCCGAGGCATGGCGTCCTCGGGCCTTATGTTACGCGATGTCAGCATATAGCTGCGTGTGATGCTCCCGATTCCGTTCTCCGAGTTTTTTGGATTCGAACCGTCCGCTAATACATAGATTGCAGGAGCGGACGCCTGCAATTCAGTGATCGACGTCGTATCTTTCGCCGACAGACTTCAATAGCTCGAGACGATCTATCTGACGCTGCAAAGCCTTTTGCGTCTCTTCGTCTTCATCCCAAATAGCGTCGTGCATTTTTTCTTTTGCGTAACGCAATGCACGATCAACTTCTACTGGGTGCTTCAACACGGATGATTCAGAATGGTATGTCGTCGCCATCTTTATCCCATCCTTGCACGTTATCGATTGGTGCCGATGCATCAAATATACCCTCTTCTTGCGTTGCGCCAAGAGGAGATTGCAAAGGATCTTCTACGCGCGTTTTTGTTTTTGTAACTGTCGCACCGGGAAATTCCTGCTTAACTTTTGCGATCTCTGGAAACGCAGAAATCATGTGTGCAATTTCTTCCAATGTGTAGACGTTGATGCGACGGCCCTCCGAAAGTATGCGGTTACATTGGGAAGGATCTTTGACGATAGTCGCAACCGTGCCGTCTTCAAGGCATACTTCCCAGATGGCTGGATCAAGGACTTGCGCGCCAGAAGCTTCCGCCGCCTTGTCGAGCGCGCGCCAAGCTTTTGCCATACGCCCAGCTTCTCTTCGAACATCTTCAAGATCTCCCTTCCATCGCGCATTGCTTGTCAGATAACGCTGCCTGTCGAACTTCTCGCGCAGCTCTGTGCTCACCAGCAGGCGCAGACGGTCACGCCCCCATTTCAATTCTAATTCCACCTCGAGCGCGTCTGCTTCGTCGAGTGCAGCTCTGCCGGCGATATACATCCCCGGCGTCGCCATCCACGGTATGGGCTTATATGAACTTACTGCCACGCCTCTATCTGAGGGCGGCTTCCTTGTCGGCTTCTTCGCCATTGGTCACTCCTTGTCCCATGAGAACTTGGGAAGAGAGACGTTGGCGCGCGCCTGCTTTGCCGTGTCGCCGTAAAGTTCGCCGGCGAGCTTTTTCTCGTGCCTTATCGTGCGAAGCGAAGTAAGCCGAGGGGGATTTGCGTCGATATTGCCGGAGCCAATCGAATCGCCGCCCCTGCGGCTAGCTCTTGATCTTGGTGCTCCAAACGTCCCTTGATTTGCCATATCAATCTCCACTTCATATCAATCTATCGGATCCCAGCGCGCATAGACGCGCGTGATTCTGGCGTGGCTGGATTTATCCCTCATCGCCTGAACTTTGCCGGTCCACATCAGCCAGCGTTTATTCTTGACCGCATTCATAATCGCCGCGCCCCATGCGTTGGGGCTATGGGGTCGGGGCAGGCCCGCATCAAGCGCCGCGTGACGAATGTCCTCGCCGGTGCCTGTCCAGCCCTGCGGCAGGTCTTCGATGAACGACAGGATCTGAGCGCGCCATATCCAGTCGCGCCGCAGGACCGCATCCAGCGCCGTGTCTCTCGCCATCGCGCCATCACTCATCATCGGTCCCCTTCGCCGCCGCGTCCTCGGCCCTCTGATCGGCAAACAATGCTTCGACGAGCAGTCGCGCCGTCTCGCCAAGCTTCACACACCCACAGGAGGGATCCCGTGGGGCGTTCCTGACGATCTCTAGGAATTTTTCCATACGACCATTGGTCAGGTTTTTGGGTGGGTTTTCTATCATCTCAAAATCCAAAATCATCAATCGCCGGTAAGGCTAACCCCAAAACCCGCAGGCCGTCAAGCGGCCAGTCCGTGGGTCTGGGCAAGCCCGACCGGAGCCTTAGCGGAGGGAGGGCGAAGCCCTTATGCGCGCGCGCGCGCGAGGCTGTTGGAAAACAATAACTTATCAAGCAGCCCAAGGAAAAATTTGATACTTGAATCCGTAAAGCCACGGAGATCAATGAGTTATGATAAGTCATTTTTACAGTCCCCTTCCTCTTTTGAGGCCCTTTTTGTTGCCCTTTTCGCCCCATATGTCAGTCACGATGACGTCCTGACGATGCCACATGTTGACATACTTCTGGCAGACCTCGATGGTCAGGCCGAACGAATCGGCGAGCTTCTCTGCGGCGTTCCTGTCGGATTCTTTTCCTCTTCCCCACGGATATCCGCCGTCCCATGCGTCTTGAATAGCCTGAACCATTTTCTTGCATGTATCGATGTCCGGCTCTTTCCCTGTCTCCTGAGCGCCCCCAAAATCGCCCGCTGGTGCGTCTTCTGGCGTCTGAGGTGTCACCGTAGCCTGATCCACCGGAAGGGCCACCAGCGAGCTTCTGCCGAAGCCCAGATCGATGTCTCGCAGCTCGAATGGCAGCTCCCACCCGTCTCTGGCTTCCTTGATCTTCATCATGGTCATTGTGCCGAACATGCCGGGCTTTTCGCGTTCGACGAAGATGGCGCAGTTGGCCGCGCCCTCGAGGACGTTTGACCCGCGCAGGGCTTTGCCGTTGCCCTTGGAGACGTGATGCGCGCCTGTGGCCGAACAATCGAAAGCAAGACGCATGGCGTCATTGGCTTGAATGTAGAGCGTCATATCCTTCTGCAGATTCTCGTCAGCGCCCGGCAGGACGCGCGAGACCGTGTCGATGATGATCATGACAGGCTTCTCGCCGCACTTGTTTTCGACCTCGATTTTGATTGTTTGAATTAACTTCACAATATGCGCAGGGTCCATAAAGTTCACGGGTTGCCTGATATAGTGAAATCTCTTCCTATTAATCTGAACTTTCTTCGCCTTTTCCCATGCCATCATGCGGAACTTCATATCCGTCGTGCCTTCCGACGAGATATAAACGATGGGGCCGTGCCGATTGATCTTTTTCCCAAACCAATGCGTGATCTCATCGACGCCCAGCGAGAAGGCCATATCCATCGCGATGAACGTCTTTCCGCAGCCGGGAGCGCCATAGATGAATGCCGTCGCGCCTTCGATGATCAGGTCTTGGATCAGGAAAACCGGATCCGGCAGATTGAAGATGTCGTCGACACTAAGAACCTCGAATAAATTTGAGGAGGTTCTTGGATCGGCAACGTGTAGCTTTTGTGCCGGCGCATCCCAGTCCTCTTCAGGCTCTGTCAATTGCGTTTTATTGATTTCATTTTCCGCAATTCCGTCCGAGATCTGATCGGCGAAAGATTTTGTCGTCTTCTGATTTGGCTTTGGCTCCTTAGCCGCCTCGATGATCTTGTCCCAGTCTTTTATGGACGCGCGCCATTTGGCCTTGAACTCTGTGATGCCACGGCCTTCGCGTTCGAGGAGGTCTTCTTTTTGGATAAGACCGTTATATGGCAATCTTGTTTCAACTTTTCTTACATAGATAAGGAAAAGCTCATCTCTTTGATGTTCAAGCTCTGCATCGCTCGGCTTGATCGGGCAGTCGCGCGCGATGTCGACGAGCCGCGCCCAGATCATGCGGAACATGTAGTCTTCGCGACCGTCTTTCAGCGCGCCCCATGCATCATGCAGATGATCAGGCGTTGCTGTCTTGACGTGCGGCCCTGCATGCGTCGAGCCGCCATGCTGCTCGGCGAGAAGATCGATCTGCTCGCACAGCCAGCGCGGCGCTTCAGCGATCTCAAGATTCCACGGCTCTTTGTCTTCGATCCACTGATAGCGCGTCCCGCTTTCATGCATTGATGGCGCAGCGACAATGAAGCCGCCGACGCCACGGATATCGACGCCAATCGACGTCTTGATCGTCGGAGACGTCCAGCCTTCAGGCGCACGGAAAAGGATCTGCAGGCCACCGCCGCCAGTGCGCTGGGTCGGCGATTCAAGCTCGTCGGCTTTCTCCTGCATATCCATGCAGCAAGACCACCATAGCGCGGCTTCAGGCTTTGAATGCGTATCGAGATCGACGACGAAGACGCGACCGCTGCAGTTGCCGGTGAGAATGCCGATATTGTTTTTGCTATCCGTGATGTTGTCGAACCATTTATGGAACGTCACATCGTCGACCAGATCGTTTTGATAATCACGCCATCCATCAAGCGCGGGACGCTTCCAGTTATGGACATGGCGCGTCGGATAGTGTGACGGCACAGCCTGCAGCCCAAGCTCGCGATACATGCGCGCGTAATCTGCAAGACTTGCGAAGTCTTCGTTGAAATCTGTAAGCATTTTGAGGGGCCTTCTATATCGATTGATTTACGTCATGATTTATGAGATATTCGCATTGTTACTTTGGCTCTCTGTCATTGTGACGTTTTCCTCCCTTGAATGACTGGAGCGGCGAAGGGGCCGCTCTTTTTTTATAATCTCACAGCTTGATAAGAATACGAGACCTTTAACAATCTGTCGTTTTTTACAGGAATAACGACATAGGTTGTCCCGTTGCTGTCTTGCTTCCACATAAAGCCAAAGCAACAATCGGCGTCCTGAACAACGGGAACGACGACAGGGCCTTCGCGCATATCGCCTTCCCATCCAGCCTTTCGTGCTGCCGTTCTTGATTGATTGTATTGCTTTATAAATGTCTCTGGATCGGGATATTCATAGCAAAAAATATCAGTATCAGTTGTAATGCAATTTTCCGCCTGATGCTTTAGTCCCTCACACAAAGCGGATAGCACTTCTTCAACGGTTTTGAATAAAAACCATCCGTTATCTACGGGGCTCATCTCATAAACATGGAATACTGACATTTCTATCTCCTATCTTTGCGTCTGCGCGCCATAGAGCGCCATAAGAGCTGCTTCTGCGCGTCCATTATCTTTCTTGCGACGGAAGTGCTCGCATCCCGGCCATTTATCTATCGCTAGCTTGCGGGACTGTTCTTTGTCGGCTGTGAGGCCGAAGTATTTTTTCCATTTGCCCGGACTGACGTGGACAACAGGGATTTTAAGCGCGCCAATAACACCGAGCGCAATGCCGTAGGACATCCCGAAGTTAAAGCTGGACGAGACACCTTGTTTCGGCATGGCATGCACGATCTCCACTACGGCCATGTCAGGACCATGCTGACGGATTAGATCATAAAGCGCTGCAGGATTAATCTGCCGCGCAGCTAATGGCACATCATAAGCAGAAATCAATTGCGGTTTATCGGGATAATAAAACGCAACTGCCCCAGACATGCCGGGATCGAGACCCATGATGCAGGTGTATGTCATAGCTTTACCTTTGTTTTTTAAGTTTGCTTTCGATTATAAGCGACAGGGATTTAAGTTCTTCGGCAAGATCTTCAAAGTGTTTATGATGATGATCAACAATTTTACCTTTTTCTGAATATAACAAAAGAAGCACTTGTATCTCTTCTCGAAGAGTTGTCGTGACATCAACATAATCATAATCGCTGAATGATAAATGAAAATTTATTTCTCCAGTCTCGTCTCTAGGATGAAAAAATTGAGCTGAATATCCATCTTTTGCTGCATATTTAAAAAAATCTGCAACAGTTTCTTTTATTAAGTTTTCGATTTTTTTATCGTAAAAATTATCCATAAATTCTTCTAATGCGCGCTCAATTTTGTCGTGAGTTTTTTCCGTTATATTTTCAATTTTGTTAGAAAGCTTAGGGAGATCCCAATCGTTTAGGGAAATTTGCATGTTTATTTTGCGCTTCGCCATATCTATCTCCATAAAGTTAAGTCTCAGCCGGCCCGGTTGCGCAACGAAGGAGCCATCGACACGCGGGTGAGTTGGACCGGCTGAGGCGCA